TTGGTACTATTAGTTTACTCATTCTTCTATCACCTTTTTTTTTAGTTCTTGATAGTCTATTAATAAATGCTCTAAAGCATGTAATTTTCCAAGTTCATATTGATACTGCTCATAAGAACTCAGACTTCTACTCAACAAATTTTCTTTTTGATCTTCAATTTTTTGTTGAATAAGTTTTTTTACCTTGTAATCAAACTGTTCCACTATTTCGTAATTTTCTTAGATTTTTCGAAGCTGCGAAGTCCCGCCATTCCGAGTAAAGCTGTGACGAGCGGAAATAAAGTCGACATGTCAAGCTCAGGTAAAGGTGCATGATCTACACTAAATGCAGCTAAACCAAACATAATAAACTGTTTTAAGACGTACTCCCACAATATCGCTAACGCACAGGACATCCCAATGAGGGGTCGCCACGACCGTTGCATAATACCACCTATACCAGTGGCAGTAGACTTAGCATCAGCTAAGTTAATATCCATTTGTTTGGAGTTAATCTCGTTTTCTAATTGTTGAAGTTTTATTTTAATTTGACCTTTTTCTTCTTCTGAAGTGTGGACACTGTCAATAACTTTACCGACAGTGTCTACTAAAGATCCACCTAATAGTTTAGATAACATTGATTAGATATATTGAGCGATTACCCAACCGATTACTACACCGATTATGAGCCATTTTTTCTTTGGGTGTTGTTCCCAAAGGTCCTTAATCCATTTTTGCATTAGAATACTCCTTCGAATTTAAGTCCTTTTGATGCTATTCCATAGCCACGTTTACTTTTCTTATCCTCAGGGACAGCGCCAACTGGTACTGTTTTTCCATAAGGAATATCCATACCTTGTGACTTAGGTCCTTTTTTAGGAGGAGTTGTTTTTGTCAATCGTTTAGTCATTAATGTAATGTTAGACTATTTTCAGGATTTTTCAAATAACTAATTTGCTGTGAAATATAACTATCTGCAACAACTTCTCCATAAACATCAACCATAGCCTCTCGACTCATTGAAAGCATAACTTGCGCTAACTCTATTAGATCAATACCTTGTTCAGCTTGTTCTTGAACAAAATCCCTTGTGCTGTCAATAATTTTTTGAACTCTTAGTTTTGTTGTTTCATCCATAATATCCATAACATACTTTGCTTTTAATTTACTTTCCACTTTTCTTTTCTACTTTCTTTATTGTACCTTTGTTTTTAGAAGCGTAAAATACTTGCTCTCCTTTTTTCTTTCCATACTCTTTCTTCATAGATTTTATAATTTTTTTACCTTTGTTTGTTAGTGGCATCTCTTCTTTCCTGATTTAATGTTTGCGTTGTCATCTTGTCGTACTGAACTTCAGCACGTTTATCTGCAATATCATAATCTTTTTGTATTCTTGCTTGATCAATCGCTGTCTTCTGTTTAAGTTTTTCTGCATCTAATTGTAGCTTTGCTTGATCCACTTGCGCATCTATTTGATCTTTTTGTGCGTCTTGTTGTAGTTCTTGTTGCTTTAGTTGTATGACAGGATCAGGCTTACCTTGACCACTTAACTGAGCAGACATTTGTTTTATTTCTGCCATAAATTGTGCCTCTAATTTAGCAATAACATTGTCTGTTTGATCTTCAGGAACTTGTTGTTGTTGTACTAGGAATGCTGTCTGTTCTTTTGCTTTTAAAGAAATATGTTCTAAGACGTGTTTCTGTAATTTCATTGCCATTGGAGGATTACCAAGAACCATTTGATTTGTTCCAAAAATTAAATGATTTTGAATATGAGCATCATGATCTTGTCCCTCATAGGCTTTCAGTAAATTACCATCGAGTAAGTCAGCGTGCTCCGTGGCTGGATCTTTAGGCTCATTAGGACTATCTTTTCTTAAAATTTGATCAATATCTTTGACACCTAAAGCTTCGTACATTCTTCTATAAGCTTCTTTGATATTATGAATATCAGGTGCACTTTGTGCTAATTGTAATTCTGTTTGAGCTAGAGTTACTCTTTGAGTTGTAGAAAATATATTTGGATCAGAGACTGGCAATACATCGACACGATCGCTGAAGTCTTCAGCTTTTACAGTTCGATCTGCACCTTCTACAGAATAAGGATATGTTTCAGGTAAATAATCTGCAAAGACATCAAACAATAATTTGAATTCTCTTTTTTGAGAGTAATGACATCTTTTGTGAATACCTGACATTACTTTTGAGCCCCTCTCTAATAATGCCATTGTTGTACCAACTGGAGCGTTTTGATTTGCATCACCAACTTGCATGTCAGTAATAGCAGCAAATCTTTGCCCAGATTGAACAACAAATCCTAAAAGACTGTATAGAGTTTGAGAGGGTTCTTTGTAAGGTAGGGGTAAGAGAGCATTTCTTAAATCACCATTAGGTGCATCAATGTCTCTAAATTCTCCTGGCTGTATAGGTTGATCATCGTCTCTCATTCGAAGTCCACGTGACTTGAATCCTGCTGGTAAATTTGCCAAAGTACCTGCGTCTATTAATTGTCTTAAAATTTTTGTAGCTGTTCTTGATAAAGAACCAATTAAATGAATCAAACCAAAGCCATAGAAACCAAGCCCTGGTAAAAATTTGTAATGCACAAAATATCTTTTCTTTAATTTTTTATCATCACCCTTTTCATAGTTTCTTCTAATACCTACTACTTTACCTGAGTTGTCTTCAATAGTTACAATGTATGGTATTTTAATTCCTGTAGGCTCATCGTCCATACCTTTGTCTTCAAAACCTTCTAGATCTAAAGACACGTGAAACTCATATAGTCGAATAGATTTATCGATATAAGAAGGACGAAGACCTTCCATCTCATCATATTTTTTTTGCACTTCGGAAGGATCTGCGTCTGAAGGCATTATTTCAATATCTTTATAAAACCCTGAGACTTGTTTTTTTCTAAAATCATTGTAACTCATGTTAATAATTTGAGTAATTCTTTCACAAGAATCTAAATCACTAGCCATATAATTTACAACCAAATCTTCTGCTGGAACAAACTTTGAAACAGCTCTATCCATTAACTCATCGTAATAAACTTTTTTAAATGTCGAACCTGCAAGAGGTAAATAAAATAACATTTGATCAAACTCAGGTGTGTAATCTTCCATCTTGTTCATCAACTGATAGTTCATAAATTCTTGAACACGTTGTGACTGAGAATATTTTTCAGGAGTCTCTTCTCCCATAACTGCTGTGCGAACAGGACCGTTCGCTGGTAAGAGCTCTTTGAATGCTGATGCTTGAAACTGAGTAGCACTTTCAGCCAATAAAGGATGAGTCACACCACTTGCTCCTGCAAAGGGTTTGGTTCTCTCTTCGTATTTTAATCCTAACAGATCTAATCCTTTAATGTAAGATTCTTCCCAATCTTTTCTAGATGAGCGATCGTTTTCTAATTCACTTAACAATTCATCGGACAACTGATCTAAATCTCTGTCGTCCATCACTTCAGCTAAGTTCGAATAAAATTCTACTTCTTCAGGAATCTCGGACATTGGATCGAAGTCAAGAGTTGCTCCTCCATCTTCATCTATTTCAATTTCCATTCCTTCAGGAGTGGGAATTGATTGTCCATCAATCTGTACTTCTGTATCTGATTTAATAATCTCTAGTTCAGGAGCTCCTGTTTGATAGAGTCCTTTATCAATATTATCTGCCATAATTTAATTTATATCACCTAATCGACCATTTACAACATGTCTATTTTTGGTATCGATATAGGTCCTCCTTTTTTCTTTTTGCTTATTTTAGGTGTCACAAATCTAGGAGTTTCCACATTAGAAAAGTCACTGTTAAGATCCACCATATTATCTAAAAATTTTGTAATTGTATCTGCGCTGTCAGATACAACATATCCTCCAAAGTTTCCTGAATCCCAATACTGAACTACATTATTAAAGTTATTCATTAGTATCTTTTCAAAAGATTCAGAAGTCACCTGTCTCTCATTCATACCTGTTAAAACAATCTCTTCTTTTTCAGTCATTTGTTCAGGATCATAATACTGAGACTTAAATTCATTCTTCTTTGCCTCATTGGCATTCCACACAGGATCTTGTTTCGATGTAAAAAATTTTTCTTCAAAGACAGCAAAGCCAGTATCTGTTAGTTTGTCAGCAATCAATTTAATTTTAGAAGCTCTCTCGTTATCAATAAATTGAAATACCATTTTTTCTGAAAAAGCATCAACAGAATTATCTGGAATATCTTTAGGATCAAAATAATCTACATCAACTCCTTTTTCTGTAAAAGCGTATTTACCGAACTCTTCAGGATTAGTTGTAAACGCTTCAAGAATAAATTCTGTGTTGGGTAATTTTTGTTGTAAAAAAGATTCTTCAGCCTTGGGATTAGGATCTAAAACGATACCTTCAATACTAGGATTAAGCTCTGCTATTGTATTAACAAAACCACCTTCGGTTCCTCCAATATCAATAATAGTTCCTCCTTTAGGAAGAGTCTTAGATATTGCCTCAGCAGTTGCTATTTGAGCCTCCTTAAAAATTGGTATGCTCGTGTAAATGTGATTTTCAAAATTACCTATTCTCTTTTCATCAAATATTTCTGTTGCCTCTAAAGCATCAGAAGTATCCAACAACTGTTTATAATTTTCTTTAGGAACATATAATTCCCCACCTAAAATATCTGAAAAAAAAGTAACACCTTGTTCTTGAGAAGCTTTTACTAAAGGTAGGTTGCCACTAACCGTTGTTTCTCTTCTTTGGTCAGGCTGTTGTATGTCTGATCCACGGTCCGTGGTTTGCGATTCGAGGTTGGACGAGACTGTTTCTTTTGTCTCTTCGCTTTGGCTAGTTGTAATAGGCTTTGTTTCATCTTCTTCCTTTCTATCAATATTTATAAGGTTCAGCAAGTCTAATGGATCAGGTTCAGGAGGAGTCGGAGTTTTGTCGTCATCCTTTTTCGGTGGAACTTGATTAGACTTCTCTAAATCTTTTAATGCTGTCACCGAAGGTGACGCCGCTAAATTTGTGATAAGATTGTATACATCATCTAAAGATATATTACCGAGAGCTAATTCTTTTTGAATCTGACTGGCTTGTTGCGATCCCACAGCACCCACGAGCAACGATCCGAGGACCGTGGGACTTGCTCTCATTAGTAACTGTTGTATCATTAATCTCCTTCCACGATCAACGGGCCACGAGTCATCGCTTCTTTGTCATCGTCAATAATTAATTTGGTATCATGAGTTATACCATTCTTGTCGTAATTCTCTAAGACTTTAATAAGTTCATCCTTATTCATATTTTCTAAAGGCGTGTCCGTTTGAACTTTGTTATCGTAAAAACCGGCAACCTTA